AGAGGCAGACTTAAGGCTGACGTTGCTGCTGCTGAATACGATGAGCTAACAAAATTCCCAGAACTCAAAGCTGTTATAGTAGATTTGTTATCTGCTGATTTCGATTACTTTTTAGCTTCAATTGATTGGGTTGCTCCTCGTCCTACTACTTTCCGTATCAACCTAAAAAACGGACAAGATTTCTATCTTATTTACACACCTAAAAGCTGGATCGCTCAAGTAGAAGGTAAAAAATACTATCTACTTAACTTGAACGAGGAAGAGTCGGCTTGCGAATCTATTTCTCGTATATTACGTTATGGAAGCAAAGCAGAAGCACCAGCGGAAGGAGCTGAAGCAGCAACACCAGAAACACCAGCAGAAGAACCCGCAGCAGAACCAGAAGTATAATGGATCAATTCGATAAATTCATCAAAAGTGTAGCTTGGAAATTCCCAAAAGGATATCCTGATATGAATAACCCTAAAGATAAAGCTATGTTATTTGAACTAGCTGAAAACTTTATGGGTGAAGTTATTGTCAACGAAGCACAAGTAAATTATAATGTTAGAATCTATAAAGCTTTAGATTTAAAAGAAGGCGATAAAATTCCTACTTGTAATACTCCTTTAAATCTAGGTGAAGATTTTAATTTAGGTGGTGAAGACGAAAAAATTTGGAGAAAATTATATTCAATCCTTCCACTTAAAAAAGATAGTGATGTTCCCACAGCAGGTGCTGGTAAAGGAGAAATCGCTACATACTGGGCTTTTGAATACAACGTTAACAAACATAACGTTACTGATTCTAGAAAAGGAGAAGACCCTGATTTAACCATTGATGGTTACGGGGTAGAAATTAAATCATACGATACCTCCAACATTACTTTAGGTAAATTTGCTGGCGATAAAGCAAATGTAGCATTGTTAAATAATGTAATAGCTATTTTAACCTTATTTAGCAGATTTGATGAAGAATCAGATGTTACAATAAACGCCGGTAACTTTAAAGGAAGAGATATACTCCCAGCCTTTGAAATTATGTCTATGTTTGAAAAAAACAAACAATTAAGAGACATAGACGCGTTTGAACCTTTATATAAGCGTATTGATACTTTATATTCTAGATTAGATTTAGCACCAACTGCAAGTCCACAAGAAGGAGCAGGTAAACTACTTAAGCAAATCTTAAAAACCAAATTACTTAAAAAACCTAGAATGGGTAAAGATATAGGATACGTTCTTAACGTAAGCGAAAACGGGCAGGGTAAATTCTATACTATAAATGATGAAGTAGTAGATAATATAGATAGTGAAAAAATACTAAATGGTGTTTACGTTTCTTCTTCTGAATTAGGTATGAACTTCAATAAATTATTTGGGTAATATGTGTGATTGCGGCTGTAATATTTGCGAAGATAAAAAACCAGTGATGCTAAACGAGAGTGTAGCACCAAGAGAAATCCTATCCGAGGGTTTGAAATATCACTTGGATAACGCACGACCTCTTACAGAGCACGTGTACCGTGCTGGTTCGGATAGTTATTTTAATTTATGGGCTGAAGCACGTGCTTTATACAGCCGTAACATCATTGAGGTACAAGGAGATGATTTAGAGATACTAACCGAAACCGATTTAGGTCATTTTGGTTTATACGAGGGTAAAAAGGTACCTTTAGATTATATTTTTGAAGAACAAGAAATAGACGAGGCAGAAAAGAAAAAAAAGGATCCACCTATTGGAAAACCAAAACGTGGTGGCTCTAAAAAATTCTATGTTTACGTTCGCAATCCAAAAACTAAAAAAATCAAAAAAGTATCATTTGGTGATACCTCAGGGCTATCAGCTAAGATAAATAATTCAAAGGCAAGAGCAGCTTTCTCAAAAAGACACGATTGTCCTAATAAAACTGATAGAACAAAAGCTTCATACTGGTCTTGTCGCTTACCTCGTTATGCTAAACTATTAGGATTAAAGTCTAACTTTTCAGGATTTTGGTGATATGATTAAATTAATTGAACTATTAACAGAAGCAAAAGAGTCATTTGAGGATTTTGCTGTAACACGAGGTAAAGGAGCAGCTAAAATAGCTGAAAACGCTGAAGAAAAAGGTGGTTTATCTTTATTGACATGGCACCACTTTAAAGTAAAAGCTCCATACTATAAAAAAGCAGCTGAAGGTAAATTTGACAAAGAAGCAGCCAAAAAAGAATTTGATCAAACCCTAAAGAAAATATCACTAGGAATGACTCAAACAGAATTCCAACGTGAAGTTGGACGTTTAGAGGTATTAGGTGAACTACTTATCAGAGAAAAATAATGCTTAACGCAAATATTCCAAGTTTTAAAGCACTAGTTCGCAAATCATATTTTACTAAAAATCCCAAAGACTCAGACGAGTTTTACAATGTATATGTTTTTGGTCTTCAATCTGTTGCTGGAGTTATATTAACGTTCCATGTTATGACAGATAACGGAATGGTTCGTTCCAGAGTACCCCTCTCAGAAATTTATACAAAAATTCCTACAAACGATATACCATTTAATTTTAAACAATTGTGGGATTGTTTTAGCGAAAACGTTTCTGTTACAGAATATAATTTTTTAGCTTATCATAGAGCACAAGTTGTTTTAAGAGATGGGAGTAAAGTTTGGGGAACATATCTATTCACAGTAGATTGGTTTAATAATCCTTATAGTGACGAACCCACAGATTATAAATGTGGTCACATATTTGAATCAGATGAAGGTTATTTAATGTGTATGCCTAATAACAGAATATTTTGGAAAGATTCAAATTGGGTAACTAAACCACTTCCAGAGGATTTAAAGCAATTTAAAGTAGACACTGAATTACCTTCTGTAGAAAACCAATCAGATAGATGGATAACCGAAGATGGAGATTCTTTTTATTACGATATGAATGAAACCATACACTGATCTAGAAGTTACAGACAAATACATCATCCGAGAATTTACGGAAAACATTGACCCAATAGAGTTAATGTGGCATAGGGATGATGAAGATAGAACAATTGAGATTTTAGAGGTAGGAGAAGGTTGGAAAATGCAATTCGATGATCAATTACCCTTTGATCTTGAGCCTGAAATGCGTATATTTATGATGCGCCATAAATGGCACAGGGCTTGGAAAGGTGAAGGTACCTTAAAAGTCAAAATACATTTAGACTGATTCATAGCCAGTCGCTTAGAACAATTTTTAGAGAGCTGTGGCCTCAATTTTGAGTCCCGGCTCTCTTTAATTATCTTTATGTGTTAAAAATATGAAAATGAAGGAAAAGAAAATCGTAATCGTAGGTGCAGGCGTAGCAGGTGTCAATGCTGCTACTAAACTTGTAGATCAAGGTTATCCTGGTGAACTAATCACAATTATTGATATGGGTAAAGACCCATACAAACGCAAACCTGAAGAAGTAATGACAGGTTTTCTAGGTGCAGGTGGTTGGTCTGATGGTAAACTTACTTACCATACTGCAATTGGAGGTCAATTGTCTAAGTATTGTGGTGAGGAAAAAGCAATGCAATTGATGGATCAAGTAATTACCAATTTCAAACGTTTCCATCCTAAACCAGAAGAAGTACAGTGTTCAAACCCAGAAGCAGAACCAGATTTTATTAAACCATATTTTGGTTTGCGTTTGTTTCCTGTATGGCACGTAGGTACAGATTATCTATCTGAGATTGGAAAGAATTGGTACGATTACCTAGTATCTAAAGGTGTACAATTCCATTGGGAGACTAAAGTATCTAACATCAATTTTAGACACAACGAAGTTATCATGAAATCAGTTAAACCTGAATTCGCAAATATGGATAACGATAGCATGTTTTATGATGAACTTATCTTTGGTGTAGGTAAATCAGGCATTGACTTTGCCCAAGAATTAGCCAACAAATATGAACTCCCAGACGAACCTAAATCAGTTCAGATTGGTGTTCGATTTGAAGCCCCACAAAAACACTTCCAAAAACTAATTGATATTTCATACGACTTTAAGTTGTATCGTAAGTTTGAAGATAAAGGTGTTTCACTTCGTTCATTCTGTACAAATAACAATGCCGCTTATGTTGCTGTAGAGGAAACATATGGTGACCACAGCTACAATGGTCACGCTAAAAAAGATATGCGTTACCGAAACGATATGACCAATTTTGGTATTTTGATGGAAATCAATGGTATTGAAGATCCATTTACTTGGTCACGTGATGTAGTAAATAAACTCCAATTTAATGGTACTGGTTTGTACTACTCACCAACTCGTATCCCTTCAACTACAGCAGAAGGAAATAATGTTACAGCTTTCCAAATTGATAATTTGAGTGGAGTAGAAAATGTAATGGGTGAATATTGGACCTATATTATGGACTTTATTGAGGACATGAAAAAAGTATTTCCAACACTACAAGATGATTGGGGCATTTACATACCAGAGGTAAAATATCTTTCACCAGAACCACTTGTAAGTTACCGCAACTTGTCTCTCACCAAGTTTTCAAATGTGCACTTTGTAGGAGATGCTTTATCAGCACGTGGTATTACAGTTTCAGGAGCTCAGGCAATATACGTTGCCGAAGACATTCTTTCTTATTACCTTCGCGATACCGAATATCCGGAATTTATTAGCCATTACGTAGCATGAAAAAAGAAACAATTTACGAAGAACGCCGAATGAGGTCTAAAGGAGCATACCACTATTTCTTTAAAGAAAGTGGTAGCGCAGCTTGGAAATACCACAATTGGGAAGGGCCCGCTGTTGCTCCTATCGAAGGTGAAGAAACAGAACATAAGAAAGAATATTATCTATACGGTAAACAATTAACTCTAGAACAGTGGGAAGAAGCCCGCAAAAATAGAGAAGGTTTACCTTGGTATAAAAACCCCTCAATGAGAGGAACAACACGATTCTAATGGGACACAAATATCAACCCATCCCACGTCAAGGAGAAATTCACGAGAAAGCTTGGGGACACGAGCTATGGATTGTAAACCACGAACTATACTGTGGTAAACTCCTAGTATTTGAAAAAGGTAAGAAATTTTCAATGCACTACCATTTAATTAAAGAAGAATCATGGTATGTAGCTGAAGGAGAATTTGAATATAGTTGGATTGATACTGAAAAAGCTTCGGTTCAATCAACTGTGATTCGTCAAGGAGATGTCGTAGATTTAGAGATAGGACAACCACACCAATTGAGGGCACTTACTCAAGGTGCTACAATTTTTGAAGTATCTACAAAACATTACGAAGAAGATAGTTACAGAGTATTTCCAGGAGATTCACAACAATGAAAATAGGATTATGTGGTACAATGAGTGTGGGTAAAACTACACTTGTAAATGCGCTTAAAGAACTCCCAGAGTTCAAAGATTATATGTTTAGAACTGAGCGTTCAAAATATTTGATGGAGCAAGGTATTCCATTGAATACTGATTCGACTTTTAAAGGTCAATTGGTGTTTCTAGCAGAACGTTCTTTAGAGCTACTCCAAGAAAACATTATTACAGATCGTACTGTAATTGATGTTATGGCGTTTGCTCGTGCTTCTACTTCAATGGATCATAGCGAAAAATACGATTTTGAACAGGTAGCTACGCTGTTAATTAAAGATTACGATTATATTTTTTATGTTTCTCCTGAAGGAGTTGATATGGAAGATAATGGTGTTAGAGAAACAGATATTGAATATCGTAAATTAATAGATTCTACTATTACTAATTTTATTAAAAGTAAACATTTACTTATTAAAAATTATGGTATTTTAGAGGGGTCTACTGAAGAACGTATTAAACAACTTAAATTTCAATTAGGTCTATAATATTTATAAGAAAACTATAATATATCTAAAGATGAAAATATCTGAATTAAAGTCAGCTATTCGCGAAATGATCATTAGCGAGCTTAACGAGGCTGAATTCCAATCTAAACCTGGTGAGGTTGATAAAATCAAAGACAGATTAAAGCCAGGTGACACAGTTAAAGTAGTAGCTGAAGATGAAGCTCTTACAGAAATGGCTAAAATTGCAGGTGATCTAAAAGCAGCAATTGAGAAAGTAATCGAAAAGAATAAAGACGCTGAAAAGAAAGATATTCGTAAAGCCATTAAAGCAGACGATAAGGTTCAAGCAGCTCTAGGACCAGACGATGATTTGTTTGATAACCAACTTAATAAATTTATAGATCTTGTAAAAGGTGAAAGAGAAATAGGTCAACGTGGACGCAAAGCAGATCCAAATAAACCAGCTAAAGAAAAAAAAGAAGGTGGAATGCGTGGTCGCCCTAAATCAGCTACCCCAACTAAGAAAAAAGAACCTAAATTCTCAACTTCTTCTTTAAGCAAATCATACACTACAGACGATGAAGAAGGACCTTCAGATTTAGAACTACGTAAATTAGCTAAATCAGGTGGTAAAGTTGAGAAAGGTAAAGCTGCTCAACTTCGTGCCCAAGAAAAAGCTAAAATGGTTAAAGCATTCTTAAAGGATATGAGAGATGCTGGTATTGTAGATAACGCAAACCGTGTTTTAGATAAAGAAAAGTACGCTGACGCTTGGTCAAAAGCTAAAATTGAAATCGAAGACAAGGTATCAAAACTTAGTTAATGAAAAAATATTTTGGTAATATTCAATCACTACTTATAGTAGTGTTGATAGTTGTAGTCCTTTTAATGAGAAATTGCTCAGGTAAAGGTACTCCGGCTGAACCTAATATTGTTAGAGATACTATTATTGAACAGGTAACTATTGAAAAAGAATACCCAGTATACGTACCTAAAGTAGAATATATTACCAAAGTAAATATTGATACGTTTTCAACCCCGATTGACACATCAGCTATCTTATCTGATTATTACGCTATTAAAACCTATAAAGATACACAGGTATTAGATAGCTTAAATTTAACAATTATAGATACAGTATCTCAAAATCAAATTAAAGGTAGAAAAATTAATTATACCTTTACTTACCCCAGAACTACTATTACAGAAAAAATTTATCTAAACAAAAGAGAATTATATTTCGGAATTGGGGTAACAGGTAACCAAGATCAATTACAGTACTTGGGAGGAGAAATGGTTTTTAAAAATAAAAAAAGACAAGCATACGGCTTGGGAGTTGGTGTTGATCAAAATCTAGTTCCAGTGATCTCTGCTCGTATGTACTGGAAACTAGGAAAATGAGCGATCAAGATTTAAGACAAATAATACAACAAGAATTTGTAAAGTGTGCTACTGACCCAGCTCACTTTATGAGAAAGTATTGTTATATCCAGCACCCACAACGTGGTCGTGTTATCTTTAATCTATATCCTTTCCAAGGTAAGGTACTTAACCTATGGAAAGACAATCCATACTCTATCGTACTTAAATCTCGCCAACTAGGTATCTCTACTCTAGCAGCAGGTTACTCGCTTTGGTGGATGATGTTCCACAAAGACAAAAACGTACTGTGTTTAGCAACAAAACAGGAAACAGCTAAAAACATGGTAACCAAGGTAAAATTCATGTACGAGAATTTACCTTCATGGCTCAAAGTACCAGCCGAAGAAAATAACAAATTAACGTTACGACTGAATAACGGTTCTCAAATTAAAGCAGTATCAGCAGCTGGTGACGCAGGTCGATCAGAAGCAGTATCTTTGCTGATAGTGGATGAGGCCGCGTTTATTGAAAATATTGGTGAAATATGGGCATCAGCACAACAAACACTAGCAACGGGTGGTGGAGCAATAGTACTCTCAACCCCTTATGGAACTGGAAACTGGTTCCACCAGACATGGGTAAGAGCGGAAGCTCAGGAGAACGACTTTTTACCTATCAAGTTACCTTGGTACGTACACCCTGAACGAGACGAGAACTGGAGAAAACGACAAGATGAACTTTTAGGTGATCCCAGAATGGCAGCACAAGAGTGTGACTGTGACTTCTCAACCTCAGGTGAAACTGTATTTTATCCAGAATGGATTGAATTTATAGCCCAAACTACTATTAAAGAACCGGTTGAAAGACGCGGAGCAGATAAGAACCTATGGGTTTGGGAACCTGCCTCTTATACGCGAGATTATATGGTAGTAGCTGACGTAGCTAGAGGAGATGGTAGAGACTTTTCAGCATGTCACGTAATGGATATTGAAACCAATACTCAAGTAGCTGAATACAAAGGACAATTATCACCAAAAGAATTTGGACACTTTCTTGTAGGCCTAGCCTCAGAATATAATAATGCTTTATTAGTAGTAGAAAACGCTTCAGTAGGATGGGCAACTATCGAAACTGTTATAGAGCGCGGATATCAAAATTTCTACCAATCACCTAAGAGTGACTTAGTAACAGCTGATTCGTATTTTAACCGATATGAATTTGGTAACAATTTAACACCTGGTTTTACAATGTCTTTAAAAACCAGACCTTTAGTAGTAAATAAGTTTAGAGAATACGTTGGAGATCGTTCTGTAACAATTCAATCAAAACGTTTGTTAGAAGAAATGAAAGTATTCATTTGGAAAAACGGTAGACCAGAAGCACAGGGTGGATACAATGACGATTTAGTAATGTCTTTTGGTATAGGAATGTTTTTAAGAGATACTTCACTTAAATTCCAACAACAAGGTTTAGACATGACTCGTGCTGCTTTAGGAAACATGACAAAAACACAAGGAGGAGTATACACAGGTAATGCTGTTCAAAATCCTTACTCACAAAAAATAGGAAACCAACAAGAAGACCTCCGTTGGCTCCTTTGATATTTATGATAATAAAATAAACAATGGCTGATACTAGTATATTTTCAAGACTAAGAAGACTCTTTTCAACTGATGTAGTCATCAGAAACGAAGGGGGTAGTCAACTTAAAGTAGTTGATACAGACCATATTCAAACTAGTGGTGAATTTCAGACTAACTCGTTAGTAGATCGATTTGGTAAAATATATACAAACCCAGCTGCTACATCTCTTTTAGGTCAGCAATTTAACTTACAATACCAGTATCTTAGAACTTATCTATACAGTGACTACGATACAATGGATACAGATGCTATTGTAGCATCTTCTCTTGATATTATAGCTGACGAATGTACTCTAAAGAATGACATGGGTGAGGTACTTCAAATTAGAAGTAGCGATGATGATATCCAGAAAATTCTTTACAACTTATTCTATGATGTACTTAACATTGAATTCAATCTTTGGTCTTGGGTTCGCCAAATGTGTAAGTACGGTGATTTCTTCTTAAAACTAGAAATCGCAGAAAAATTTGGTGTATATAATGTAATTCCTTATACAGCATACCACATTCAAAGACGCGAAAACTTTGACATGGCTAACCCAGCCAAAGTTCAATTCTTATATTCACCTGATGGGTATTACACTGGTGGTTCAGGTTACTATCAAACACCAAATACTAAACCTTCAGAAAATCAAATTGTATTTGATAACTATGAGATGGCTCACTTCCGTTTATTAACAGATGTTAACTATCTTCCTTATGGTCGTTCATATCTAGAACCAGCTCGTCGTTTATTTAAACAATATGTGTTAATGGAAGACGCGATGCTTATCCACAGAATTGCTCGCGCCCCAGAAAAACGTATTTTCTACATTAACGTAGGTAATATTCCACCTCAAGAAGTTGATGCATTTATGCAGAAAACTATTAACACAATGAAGAAAACTCCATTGATGGATGAGAAAACAGGTGAATATAACTTAAAATACAACATGCAGAATATCCTTGAGGATTTCTACATCCCCGTAAGAGGAAATGACCAAACAACTAAAATTGATACTACAAAAGGTCTAGAATACAATGGTATTGAAGACGTAGCTTACTTAAGAGATAAATTATTTGCTGCTCTTAAAGTACCTAAGGCCTTTATGGGTTACGAAAAAGACCTAACAGGTAAAGCTACATTAGCTGCTGAAGATATTCGTTTTGCTCGTACAATTGATCGTATTCAAAGAATTTTTATTTCTGAGCTTTATAAAATCGCTTTAGTACACCTTTATACTCAAGGATATGACGGAGAACAATTAACAAACTTTGAACTTAAATTAACTACTCCTTCAATCATTGCTGAACAAGAAAAAATTGCTCTATTAACCCAAAAGGTTGAATTAGCTAAACAAATGCTTGAAACTAGAATCATTCCAACTGATTGGATCTACGATAATGTATTTGAATTCAGTCAGGACCAATACGATGAGTACAGAGAGTTAATTATTCAAGATCAAAAACGTGCTTTCCGTAATCAACAGATAGCAGAAGAAGGTAATGACCCAGTTGAAACAGGTCGTTCGTACGGAACCCCACACGATTTAGCTTCTCTTTACGGTAGAGAAAGATACCAAGATAATTCACTCCCAGATGGATATGATGAAGATAAACCACTTGGTCGTCCTAAAGAAAAAGCAACTAATACCAATACCCAAGATAATGCTTTTGGACGTGATCGTTTAGGTAGAAAAGATATGAAAGTAGACGATACTGAGGTATCTATTAAAACTAATTATAAAGGTGGTTCACCTCTAGCATTAGAAACTACTAAAATTGAATTAGCTAAAAATAAAACTTTATTAGAAGGCCTTCAAAAGAAGCTTGTATTTGAACAAGATAAAGCTAAAGAATCGCTGTTAGATGAGTCTAATTTGACTGATTAAATATCTCAATATATTTATAATAAATCCTAATAGGAATGAATATTAAACATTCGAAATATAAAAATACGGGAATCTTATTCGAATTACTTGTTCGTCAGGTAACATCCGATACCCTTAATGGTGGTCAATCTCCCGCATTAAATATTATCAAGAAATTTTTTGTAAAAAGTGAATTAGGTAAAGAACTCAAATTATATGAGTCATTAACTAAAAGTAAAAAATTAAACGAATCTCGTTCAAATTTACTTATTCAAACCCTATTAGAATCAGCTAATAAGCTTAATAGAAAAACGCTTAAAAGAGAAAAATATAATCTTATTAATGAAATTAAAAAGCATTATAATTTAGATGAGTTCTTTAAAACCAAACTCCCTAATTACAAAACACAAGCTGCTTTTTATACATTAGTTGAAGCTCAAAATTCATCTGAATTAGTTAGTCCTGATCAAATTGTGTCTAACAAGTATACTATTTTAGAACATCTTACTTTAGGTCCTGTTAACCAGGAAAAAGTAAAAGATGAAGTTCTTCAAGAATTTCAAACATACGATAAGGACGTAAGAATGCTTACTTACAAAATCTTGTTAGAGAAATTTAACGGTAAATATTCCGATCTATATGAATCACAAAAAGAAGTACTTAAAGAATTCATTACCTCAGTTGATTCAACCCCAAAACTAAGAACATTCTATAACAATAGAATCCAGCAACTTAAAGAAGAATTAGCTACTATTAGTAAAACCATAACAGATAAGGCTGTACAAATTAAACTACATGAGGTATTACCTCTAATCGTTGAAATAGAAAAAAATCAACCTATTAAAAACGAAAATATAGTTGACTTACTTCAATATTGTGAACTTGTAGAAGAATTAAAAGCAGCTAATGGACAATCTAATAAATAAGATTAAAGAAGCAGCTAGAGGAAGAAAATTCATCCTTAAACCAACCCCAGGTGGTGAGGAAGAATTTGAATCTGATGTAGTATACGTTCCTGATTTTGAAATCCTTTTAAAGGATATTAATCGTGCTTTAGATACACTTAGAACAATTGCTACGGATCCTGAAGTAATTAATGATCCTAAGTTTGGAGAAATTTATAATCAATTTAGAGTTTTAAGAAATAATCTTAGAACTCACATGAGAAAAAATTATCCAACTGAATACCAAAAAATTAAAGGCATGTTTGAAATGTCTGGTACAGGTGGAGGTGCTGGTGCTGGTTCATTTTCCCCAGGAACAGGTGGTCAATATGCTACTCCTTTTGCTTTTAGATTAGCTCCTAAAATGAAAAAATTAGGTGAAGCTAATCCTGGTGCTTCTTTAGGTAAAGGACCTAAAGCAAGTACTACAGGTGTAAAAAATAATTATTATACTAAAGCTTTTGGTTTTAAACCAGTTAATAGTAAAAAATTAGCTGCTCAATCTAAGGCAATAGACACTAAATATTTATGGGGTAAATAATATTTATAGGTATGTACAAGTACAAATTAAAATCTAGATTAAATGAGGCGGATCCTAAAAGAATAGAGTTCCAAAATCAGCGTATCGAAGCATTTAAAGCTATCGAAGCTAGATTAAATAGTTTATACCCCGCTATTGATAGAGCAAAAGACGAAACAATAGCATACTATAAAGAAAACCCAGGTTCATATGCTGTAGTAGTACCTACAGATTTAATTATGGATTATTTAAACGACATTGAAGAATTATTAAATAAGTAACATGAAAACTCTACAAGAACAATTCAATTTAATCCAAGAAGGTAAAGGGCATAAGGATATGTTCTTAAAATCTGCTCGTAGATTATTCCCAGAGTATATTACAAATTTTGCTTCATACAATGAAGCTACTACTATCTTAAAACAAAGAGGTATTTTAAGTGAAGTAATTGTAGGTGGTGGAATTTCGTCACAACGTGCTTTTGATCCATTTAAAGCTTTTAATTCTTACGTAAACGAAGAGTACACAGTAGCAGGTGGTGTAGGTCCAACATATGCTTCACAGCAAGAAAATCCTATTAAACCCCCAAAACCAATGGGTATTCAAAATACTAAAGCAGTAGAAAAAGGACTTTCTAAAGAAGTAGAAACTAGTCAAAAAGAAACTGGATTTGAATATACTAATAAAGAATTAATTGACAATGTTTACGGTGAAGAATTCTTAGAAGGATACTACGCTGAAATGAAAGATCCTAAAAACGTTGATAAAACTATCGACCAATTAAAGGAAATTGTAAGAAAAAATTTAGCTAAAAATCCTTCATATTATGTAGAAAATGCTGCATTTGGTATTAAAGGAATCGGCTACACAAAAGAAGCTCCTGGTTTAGGTGAGGGTAAACCAGCTAAAGGAAAATATAAGTCTAGCGGATACGGCGATATGAAGTAATGAAACAAGTACTAATTGAAACCCAATCATTCCAGGTTAACCCTGTTCAACTAACTGAAGGTGTCAAATCTCCAGCAGGTAATCCTATTGTAGAAGGTATCTTAGCTACAGCAGAGGTTAGAAACGGAAATAGCCGTTATTATAAAAAAGACTTGTGGCAAAGAGAAATTGATAAGTACATGGATGTTGTCAAACAAAATAGA